GTAGGACTATCCTAGTTTATTCAACTAGGATTGTCAACCCTTGTTATTATTGTATCAGTATAAGTTCCGTCCCCATATCCATATTGTTTCTTTTCTTTGGTAACCTCAACCGATGTTTCAAGGGGCTCGGTCCTTGGCTCAATGGCAATGACTCGTTCTATATGTTTATTAGCAAAGTCATTATAACAACCATTACTGCAAAAATAAGAATACATATTTAAATACTGTGGATTAAATTGTACCTTACGAGTTCTTAGGACCTTGCTACCCTTGACACCTCGCACTCTATCTTGAGTGTGAGATAGATGACAGCTTGGTCCATGGCACCAGACATGTTCACTCATGATTGTTCTCCCTCAGTCATTTGAAATCTAGCTAAGATTTTAGCATGGCTCTCAATAGATTTCTCTAACACCTTTATTCTATCTTCAAGGTAAATTAGTTTCTGTCGTTCGTATCGTTCTATTTTGTTTTTCTCTATTATTTCAAAGTGTTCATCATTTAATTGTGTCATTATTTATCACTCCATATTCTAGCTGTTATTATTAGTACTATCATTATTATTAAAACATACTCCATTAGTACCTCACTTTCCATGATTTAGTTGCTGTTCTATATCCATCTGCGTCCATATCAAAGTATATCATTATATCATTACCTAATTTATCTAATCTTTCTATGCATTTTTCTGTCCACTTGCCTTGTCTTGTAATGTGCTTACCATGTTTTTTTGCGTAGTAAGTAATCTTAAATGTTTGTCCTATGTTCATGTTATTTCTCCTGTATAAGTTAATTAGCCTATCCTATCATCAATAGGATAGGCTTGTCAAATGATTAGTTTGATTGTTCGTATTGTTTTCTTGCCTCTATTTTCTGTGCTGTTGTTAATGGTTTATTATTCTTTAAACCTTTAATCATATCAGCAAGATTTTTAGGGTTATAGATTGTTAAGCCTGTTGAGTTAGTTCTAATCAACTCACTCTCCTCAACCTCAATACCTAGTTCAGTTGCAAGTTCTATTGCTTCACTCAAGTATCTATATGCTTTCAACCCAATTTTTAATTGGTCGCATTGTTTAGTTATACTATCCACCCATGATTGATGAGTAGCAACTAATTGACCTTTGGCAATTCTCCATGCTTCAAGTTCCTTGTATTCATCTTGAGTACAAGCAATAGCACGAGAACGACAGTAGCTAGTTCCAATGACATCAAGATAAAATTGGTCATTGAAAGATTTAGTCATGCCAATACTGTCATCACTATTATACCTACTACTACCACCACTACGACCTAATGCTTTATCATTTAAGTCAATGTGTTTTGTCTTATGTGGATTGTCTTGGTTTTTATCTTGCTGTGCAAGTATATCTGGATTTAAGTCCATAGCTTTTAAGTCCTCTCTTAAATAAGCATATGCAAACTTTTTACCCTCGTCATGACTATATTCAGCACCATTTAGATTACCAAACAAACCAAAATCAAAGTGTGATTTAGTTTCTGTTGTATCTCCGTCATCATCAACTGCTTCGTTGTGTGCAAAGTAAAAACATTTATCTTTGGCAACTACATCAACTGCGTCCCCATATTTCTTTTTATAATGTCTTAAAGTTGTGACATCTTCTTTTGGATAAGCCCGTTCAACTATTTGAGAAGCTAGTTCAAATGCTGACTTATATTGAACATCAACATTTTCCCTTGCTTCAAGCATAGCTTCTTTTTCTTGTGTGCTTTCATTCTCAAATGTATGTTTTATTTTATTAAAGAGTTTGTTTCTTAACTCGGTATTCATTCTTATTTTATGTGTCATGTTTCCTTTGGTTAATTGTTAGGGATAATCCTACAAATAAAATAAGGCAATTTTATGGCAATAAAACTGAATAACTGCCATAATATGAACACAATTTAATAATACTGTTAAATTAACTTATACAGGAGAACTAAAATGGAAAACAAAGAATATACAGAAATACTAGAATATGCCGAAGATAGCTTAAGTATTAAAGGCACTATAATTTGTAAAGCTAAAAATTGTATTAATCTGCTTTATAAAAATTACAGCACTTCAAAGCCTGAATATTGCGAGGAGTGTTGTTAGATTAAATTTCTAGTTTAGTTGGTTTTTTCCATAGGCTAACTAAACTTTGGATAGGATTATTAGTAGGTCTTTACTCTACCTACTACTGATCCCTGATCCAGTTGGGCTATCCTTAATTATCTTAGGATAATTATGCTAACTGGATCTGGGATCGGATGGTGTTTACTGAGGGTTAACCTCTATAACTTAGGTCGAGAAATCCGGTACGGATTTGGGATTGTATAACGCGTAAGAAGATCCCCGCCTACGTGGTTACACCAACTGATCATAAGTTAATAAGATCAACACAAGGAAAATATGACAGAAGAAATAAGACAATTTGATACATGGCTAAGCACAGCACAAATGGGAGATAAGTATACTTACTTTTCAGGGAACCTGGCCCACGCCGCCTGTAAAATTGATGGATATAAAACAAGGCAATTAAGAGATCACGTCATGAATAAATGCTGTGAGTGGAATCTGGATCCCGCACCAGTAAAGGCAACGGATAATAGAATCCAATTTAAACCAGAAATAAGACTCATCCAAAAAGCTAAAAAGAAATATTGGGATGAAAAAGAAAAAGACATATTGAACGGTTCTGATTATATGGTGGTTAAATTATAATGGACCTTGAACCGGGGTTCATGCTTCATGGATCCCGGGCCCTAATTAATATGCAGTTTAGAATGATTCTAATTAGCAAATACAACCAGAGGTTGAAAGCTACAAGCGGCAAGCTCCAAGCGATACAACCTGTGGTTGTGTGGATAAGTTTAATAAAGATTTGACATGTAGGATTATGCATGATACAGTATAAGTTAACCAATACAGGAGAATAAAATGGAAAAAGAAACAAATGGTCATTTATATATATTGAATGACAATATAGTAAGAATAGCGGATGCACTGGAAGAGATCCTGCGTCTTGTTAAAGCGGACCAGGAGAGATCTAAAGCGTATATGGAGGACAAAGATGAAAAGAATTAAACATCGAGATCTAACACACTATTTTTTAGAAGATCATAGGCGCCTCCCGCGCGCCTATGTTGCCAGCTGCGAGAGATTTTTCAAAAGCTTCAAGGTCCACGGGCCAGGAACAAGCGGCAAGCTGCAAGCTTCAAGCGACAAGCTCCAAGCGGCAAGCCTTAATTCGAACACAATTAAATAGTAGTACTAAATTAACTTATACAGGAGAAATAAAAATGAATATAAAAGAAGCTCAAGCAATAACACACACCTTAAGCAAGCCGGGCAAAATGCCTGGATTTGCTTACAGTACACCAGCTCACGAATGCAAAACTGGGACTAAGCTTAGATCTGTAGCTGGCAGCGTTTGCGCTAACTGTTACGCCTACAAGCGCGGCCGGTATAGATTCCAAAATGTTATCGATGCGCAATATAAGCGCTTCAGGTCATTAACCCATCCTAAATGGGTTGAAGCAATGGCTGCTCAAATCAATTCTAAAAAGGTCAAATATTTTAGATGGCACGATTCAGGCGATGTTCAAAACCTGGACCATCTAAGACGAATTTACGAGGTCTGTAGGTTGACGCCTGAAGTTAAGCATTGGATGCCAACGCGTGAAGCATGGACCAAAGATTATATTGTTGAAGCTCCTGACAATCTTGTTGTCCGGTTCTCCATTCCAATGATAGACCAGGCAGCAGGGACCAGCTGGCCCAATACTTCAACAGTCTCAACTAAAAAAATTGATGTAACATGCCCCGCGCCTCTTCAGGGCAATAAGTGTAAGGACTGTAGAGCTTGCTGGGATAAATCAGTTTCAAATGTATGTTACGGTGAGCACTAATATGAAAAAAACAAAGTACACTTTTATGTATAGATCCAGGGACGGTCATTTAATGCGCCCTGAATCATTTTTGAATATTAATAAAGGCCGCACGTTGTCCAGCTCACAGCTGCGCGCGTTAGGTATAACAAAAATAAAAGCTTCAAGCGTCAAGCACTAATGGATTTTTTTAAAAACGGCACCGGCTGGTGCCAGCGCCACGGTCGAAGGGCCAAGGATCCCGGACCGCCGGTTCGATCTCATTCACCCATACTCAGGAAAAAAGAAGCTATAAGCGACAAGCGCCAAGCTCCGAAGGTTCTTCGGAGAAACTCCGTAGCTGCAGTAGTTCCAAGTTCCAAGCGTCAGGCTCCAAGCTCCGAAGGTTCTTCGGAGAAACTCCGTAGCTTAGCAAGTTCCAGGTAGCAAGCTTCAAGCCCCAGGCACCAAGCTTCAAGCTCCAAGCCGCAAGCTTCAAGCTCCATGATCTGTGATCCCTTGTACATTGAATAAGTATTAGGGGACCTCGGACCAAGGGCCTCTACTATGATAAAAGTATTTGTTGGATGCTTATAATGGAAGGCAATTTGGTGTGGACTAAATCGAACTTTCTTCCCCTTTGTAACTTTTAATTCTATAGTGAAAAAGTGCCGATTATTATTGTAGACCAATACATCAGGAGTACCAAGTAAGCTGGAATTCTCCAATCTATTGAACGAAAATTGATTCCAATTCTTCTTAAGTTTTTGATATAATTTAGCTTCTGGACCCATAGGTTTTTAAGGGTAACCCACGCATGCATTATGAGCCCATTTTAAGACTATCAGCAATGGTAAATTTTTTCTCTTGTTGAGTTTTTAAGACTAATCTGTGACCAGGTTGACCTATAATATTACTCTCATGTACTTCCATTTTTTTTATCTCTTCTAAAAAGCCGTCCCGTTCAACAAAGATTTTTGCATGAGATAAGACATTACCTTGAGTGCCTTTTTTGGCTCCTTCAGTAAACTTAGACAAGAAATTTTGAAGATCGTGAACTAACATTAATTATTTTTCTTCTGCAGTTCTAATATCTGAACATACTCATTAAGTCTATCTATTTCTTTAGCTTGAGACAATTCAAAGTTTTTTAATTCTTTAATGGCCTTTGCAAAGTCTTCAATGATAGCCTTGCTACCTTTGAGTTGATTTTCTAATTGGATACATTTAGATTTATACTGCTGCATTTCATAGAGTTGTTTTCTATAATCATCTATAACAAAAGATAAGTCAGCTGGGCCTCTATCTTCTACTCTTTTATCAACTTCTTTCATAAATTGCCTTTCATTTTCGAATGTTTTATCTTCATCTTTCATATTGACTTTATAGGATAGTTACCTTAAAATGTCAACATGGGAGTTCCAAAAAGATTAACTGAGATGCAGAAAAGGTTTGCAGAGTTCATAGTATTTGGTGGGCCTGATGGCCCGGTCTCTCAATCAGAAGCAGCTGAACTAGCTGGATATAGCAAAAATAGAAGTAGACAAGAGGGATCAGAACTATTGAATCCTAGACTATCACCATTGGTAGTACAATATGTAGGTGGACTTAAAGAAGAGAGAATGAAGAAATTTGAAGTGACTTATGAAAGTCACATATCAGAATTAGATAGAATTAAAAAGATGGCTTTGAAGAAAGGAAGTTTTTCAAGTGCTGTAAATGCTGAAACGAACCGAGGCAAAGCAGCAGGGTTATATATAGACAGAAAAATAATAAAGCATGGAAAGCTAGAAGAACTATCAGAAATGCAGTTGGAAGCCAAAATGAAACAAATACTAGAAGATTACGCACCTCTTTTAAATGCTGACGTTGTTGAAGGTCAGGTAGAAGAGATAACTGATGAGCCATCTAGTGAAGTTTAGTCATTTTTAATACACACGAAGTAGGGAACACAGATCTTTCAGAGAAAGTAATAGTTCCATCATCATCAATATCATAACCTGCAAATATTTTAACAGTGTCTTTGTCTTTACTAAATAGATAGCCTTCACTTACCGGTGTTGCTAGTTTCATATTATTAAATTCTTTTTCACTACCCCAACCGCCTTCAGTTACGATATCACACCAATCAATTTTATATCTACTGTATGGAAACTTAACCTGTTGTTTTACAAGTTTGGGTTTAGCATAGGTGTTTAACTGTCTAGATTTCTTTTTAGGTTTAGGCATGGGTTCTGTATATATCAAAAATATAGGCACGAACAGGGGAAATAAAAACTGCCTCAATTGTGTCTGAAATAAGGCAGTGATATTTTTCGACACCTAACAGTGTGTATTTATTTTTATTTTTTTTAAATGGCGCTAAAAAATGACAGGGTGTCGAAATTAGTAAACAAATGATTACTATTACTCTATAACCCACGCTATTACTCATTAATTTTCTTAAAATCTTCCAAAAGGGGGGTGTCGAAAGGGTGTCGAAAGGGTGTCGCAAGGGTGTCGCAGGTGTCGAAATTAGTAACCATTTGTTTACTATCTTGTACATATATGTCGCAGTTTTGTGATAATTATTTAGAATTGTTCTAATGTACATATTTTTCGACACCCTTTCGACACCTTTTCGACACCCTTTTACGCCATTTCGACACCCTTTCGACACCCTAATCATGACTTATTTCTGCCTTAATTCAGACACAATTAGAACACTATTCAGATTCATTTGCATCTTCGTGGTCTTTATATTCTTTGATTAAACTTTCTGATGGGTGATAGACTTCAACAAAACAGTGACAATTAGGACACGATAAATTACTAACCATGTCATACTCTTCATTATCTTCTGTATCATGATCACCACCCCATATTAATTCTTCCTGGCAATGCCAACAGTTCATATTGCTCCTAAATGTAAGTATATCCAAAGTGCTGTAAACAAAGTAATTGCGGCTAATTCCATTCCAGCTTTCATTAGTTCATTTCTTTTCTATTATATAATTTATTTATTAATTTATTTATACGAACATCTCTTTTACCCCTCGCGCCTATAGGATGTGCCTTCATTGATTGAAGTCTATTTATTTTATCTAAATTATTTGGTTTTATCTTCCTGAACATTAAAATCCTCTGCTTTCATTGGTTTGGTTTTTTCTTTCTCGTCTTTTTGTAATTCATTGTACATATCTAATCTTTTTAAAAAAGCATGTTTCCATTTTCTTAATTGTAATCCCTCAACCTTAAACTCTTGATAGTATAAATCTGGCGTACACACCATAATTACACCTTGTTTAATGTGGCTACCATAAACATAGTCATGAGCCATGGCGTATGCTGCAATTTGCATATAATAATCTTCAATCCATTCTTCTCTTTTTGGTCTATTGGACTGCTTAAAATCTACAACAGTTTCCATACCATTATGAGAACAAATTAAATCTGTAGCACCCGCGTACAGGCTCGGATAGTGCAACATAACTTCACTACCATAATATTCGTCTACGGGTGCAAGACCCATCTCTATAATTTTATCCGCCATGGGCCGTGCTTCTTGACCTATGGGCGTTAAATCAATGATATTAGTTCCAAGAACATAGTGCTCTAGATACTTGTGCATGCAAGTCCCTCGACTTGAAGCGTGGTCCTTGATCCGTGTTGCTTCAACCTCGCCTACTTTAGCCTTCCACTTTTTTATAAAATCTTGGTTCTT